CACTCTGCATGTTCCATCAACATGAACTATTGAAGGTATTTTATTTTTTTTGTTTTTTTTTACAGGCACTGAATATAACATGTAAGGAGATTCTTTTATATTTCCCATTTCAAACCAAGTATTAGCGTGCTCTGCTAAAATAGAACCTGCAAAAGGTCTGTAATTTTCTCTTCTTTTAATTTTATTAACTATTTCTTTTCCATTTTTATTACGAGGATCAAAAAGTATAGATCGATTACCTAAAGCTCTAGGTCCAATTTCAGATTTTTCTTCTTGAAAAAATGCAACTATTTTTTGATCTAATAATACATCAACTGCTTTTTCTTTTTTTAAAAGTGTAATCATTTAAATTTGCCAATACGGAAAATTTGTATTTTTAAAATAAGGTAAATTGTGTTTTTTTCTAAAAAATTCCAAAACACCTAAACTTAAACCTTCATCACCACAATGAGGGAAAACATTTAAATTTTTAAAAACATTTTTAATTTGAGTATTCCATACAACGTTTTGTGCACATCCTCCTGAAAAAGATATTTGATCATCAATATCATCTACATATTTTTTAAAGTACATAATTAACAATTCTCCAACATAAAAATGCACTGTGCTGATCCAATCAAGTTTTTTTAAATTTGCTAACAAAGTATCTCCTATGTGCTGCTCCCATAAGGAAAAATCAAAAACAATACCTAAATTATCTATAGAAAAATTATGTAATTTTTTTAAATATTCTTTGTTAATTTTTCCATAAGATTGTAAACCCATTAATTTTCCCACTAAATCTAAAGCATGATGTGCTTTGACATCCATAAATGTTGAAGCAGAATTTAATAAACTTCCCAAAGATCCAAATTTGTCACAATAAAAAATATCTGCTATTTTGTCATTTTTAAAAACTGTCCAAGCTATATTGTAATCACCGAAAGTATCAAATACAAAATGTGTTTTACAATTTTTTACAACTGGCCAAGAACTAAGAGCATGAGCATAATGATGATTAATTCTTGTAATGTTATAAGGAAGATAATTAAATTTTTTAGATGGAAAAAAATTATCATTTTTACTATCTAATTTATAACGCCAAGGATCAAAGACGATTCCTATTTCGTTTAAATCTTCAATTTTTACATTCCATATTTTATTTATTTCTTTAATCCAAGTTTCAAAATTATCATAAGCATCATGTTTAATCTTAGTTTTTCTTTCTAATTTAAAATAAAATACTTCATTTCCATCAAAATAAGACATATTTGAATCATGCTCACAAAGTCTTAATCCTAAAAATTTCATTATTTCTACTTTTTCTTATATACATAATATGATAAAGTAAAAACAGAAAAAAGAATGAAAGCACAAACAAATGTATTTGGTAGAATAGTAAAAAGATATGATATGCCTTTAGAGGCTATTAATGATTTAAATATTAAATATGAAGAACATAGAAAAAAACTTAAATCTTTTGGTCCAAGATTGGCTGGTAGATTGGATTCTGAAAAAGAGTTTACACATCATATAGGCGAAACAAAAATATCTAAAAACATAGTAGACTGTATGAATGATTATATTGAAACATTAGATAAAGTAAATTTATTTAAGGGACCTAAAGACTTAGAAATATTAAGTTGTTGGATAAATGATATGAAAGAAGGAGAATACAATCCTCCTCACACTCATCATGATAACACTGGTTGGTCTAGCGTAATGTTTTTGAAAGTACCAGAATTTATTAATGATGTAAAAGATCCACATAAATTTAAAGATGGGCAATTAGGTTTTACAGATGTTGATGGTACTCATACTACATGGATGGAACCTAAAGTAGGTGATTTTTATATTTTTGAAGCTAGACATCAACATTGTGTTATGCCTTTTAAAACTAAAATAAAAGGAGAAATTAGAAGATCTATGTCTTTTAATTTTATACAAAAAATTGTTTAATAAAAAAATTACTTTTTGTGCTACGGATGGAAACATGCTTGACATATGGCCACATCCTCAACCTGCTTCAAGGGTTATTCCTGAAGAATACAAAAAATTAAAAAGATTTACAGATGGAAATTTACACCTACCTACAGTTAAAACATGCATGCCTTTTTTAGATTCTATGTCAATGGGTTACATAATACCTTTTGATCAAGACTATTTAGTTGATCCTGTTGAAAATGATTTTAGTGTTACTCCTGCAAACAAAGAAGAAGGTAATTTTGGTTTTCATAATCAAACACAGCTACCAAAAGAATGGCATAAAACAACTGGAGAAAATGCAGGTAAGTTTATAAATAAATGGTTAATAAAAACTCCTCCAGGTTATAGTTGTTTGTTTATACATCCAATGAATAGACTTGAAGAAAGATTTAAAATTATTGAAGGAGTTGTAGATACAGACAATTATGTAAACATAATTAATTTTCCTTTTATTTTAAAAAAAAGAGATGAACAGTTTTTAATTAAAAAAGGAGATCCTATGGTTCAAGTAATTCCTTTTAAACGTGAATCTTACAAAATGTGGTCTGGTTTTTATATGGAAAAATTACACAACAAAACTCTTAATCTTTTAAATAGTAAATGGGTTGATAGATACAAAAAAATGTTTTGGAAAAAAAAATTTTATAAATAAATGCATATTAAAGCAAACATTGATGACTGTGCTATTATCATTAATGACTTTTTACCTAACAAGTTATTTGAACAAATAGTCAATATTCCCTTTGCCAATTACAAACATTTAAGTTCTTATAAAACTTGGGATGAAAGTCTTTACAAAGATATAAGAGATGTAGAAACTATGAAACCTGTAAATCAAACAGAATCATTAGCCACTATAGAAGAAGGTAAGATTGTAACTAACATTAAAGTATTAAATGATTTTTGCCAAACATTAATAGATTGTCCTTTTATTCCATATCAAAAAAAATCTAGTATTAATATATATTGTTATGAATATAATAAATTCTCAGGAATTAATTGGCACGATGATGGTAATTATACTTTAAATTATTCTTTTTATATTCACAATAAGTGGGATAATAATTGGGGTGGTGAAACTTTAATTGATACTAAGAGAGGATTACCTTTAGTTTCTTATCCTTATCCTAATACTTTACTAGCAATAAAAAATGGTATTCAGCACAAAGTGTGTCCTGTCACAGGACCGATGCAAAGAAAAGTATTACAGGTTAGGGGTATTTTTTACGAATAATTAGGATCGTAATCTATCCATGTTTTTGACCAAGAATGATTGTCTTCATCATTATTTGATGGATCTGCATTTATCCAATTTGTTAAAGAAGTATTATAAGCTGTATTGTGATCAGTTTTAGCTGTTTCAATTTGACCTTTTCTTGTTTCTGCCCAGGTAAGTAAAGCAGCTATTGTTGTTGATCCAACAGCATCACTTGTAGCACTTAGATTAGAATTTCCTGTCATCATTCCAGTAGAAGCATCTTTGCTTTGAATTTCATTTTGACCAGGTAAATTGTTCCAAATAACACAATGAATTGTATTTGGACACCAAGCATCTATCCAGTTTTTACCTTTGTCTGCCCACTGAATAAGATAAGAATCATCTATTTTAATTGAGTCTCCGTTTGCTATTACAATTTGTGTTGCCATTAATATCTCCTAATGCTTTATAATATAGTTTACCACCACAAAAGGTGAAAATGAATTTGTTCCTGCCGCTGTAACAGCTCCAGTTAAACTTGTTGTAACATTACCTGTTAAAGTACCAGATAAAGTATGAGAGTGATTGTGACCAGTTCCTGAGCCTGCGCCACCAGTGTTTGCGCCTGTATTTCCTCTATTCACGTTAAACGGACCTCCAGTAACACTTAAACCAAATAGTGCACCTTGGGTTTCAGAGTGAGTGTGACTTGCAAGTTGAGCAGTTGTTAAAGATGTATTAGAAATACTTCCTGTTACAGTAACAGCTTGGTTTGAAGCGTTAGTTGCAGCTTGGTTATTAGTAACAGCTACTGTAACGCTATTTGCACCACCAGTACCTGCTAAATTATATGTGTTACCATCATAACCTTGTGGCATTTTACCTTGTAATTGAGGAACGTTGAAAGTTGTTGATCCATCACCGCCTCCATAAGTTGTAGAAACTACAGCAAATAATTCTGCATATGTTGATCTTGATACGGCTGCACCATTACATAATAAATAACCTGCTGGAGCTGCAGCTTTAGTCCAAGGCTTAATTGCGCCTACTTCACTTCTGTTTACTATATCTTGTAAGTTAGCCATTAGTCGTTATATTTCAACCTCCACCCATTG